AATGCCACTAAGATCAGCCCCGACCATAACTTGACCCGGAGTTGGTAAAAATAGTCTTCGGAATCTCTCATCCGATGGGACTTGAGCTAGATTTGGGTTTCGATGTGCGCATCTATGTGTAGAGGTAGCGACTGAGCAGTGATGGTGTATCCTAGCATTCGTACATAGCTTCAGCCATGCGTTCACGCCTTCGGATATCATCCCCAATTTCTTCGTAGTATCCAGACATTTCAGAAAGTCTGATGCTAGCGAGCAGCCACCTGAGGCAACTATCTCCTTCAACACTGTCTCGTCTATGATTGGTTTGCCAGTCGGGGTCAGTTGGGTCGGAGTCCAGCCATAAAATGTCGTCAGAATCCATGCTATGTGGTCTCTCGATGTAGGGTTAGTTTCTTTTAATCTTGTGAAGGTTGCACCTTCGATGTACCCCTGGGTCTTGTTATTCCTTTTAGGAGTTTTTTCATCGCCTTTGACGAAAGGGTGCGTCCTTCTAATACTTTGTTTAGCCTCTTCCAGTTCTTTTTGGAGAGTCGTTGTAAGCTGCTGTGCAGCGCGTTCATCAAAATACCATCCATGTAGCTCCTGTTTAGTGAGTAAGGTGGCAACCTGATGTTCTACTTTGACCCATTCAGGTATGGCTGAAAGTGTTTCCATAGTTTGGTGGTTACCTTAACATCTTGTACGCAGTAGTCTTGCATTTCCTGTGACCAAGTTGACCAGTCTGCGTCCTGACCAAACTCTCCTTTGTTTTCCTCTAGTCGATGACCATAGGACTCAAGGTTGTGCCTACCATATAGCTTTAATGGCATCCCTGTCCAGTTGTGCCTCTTGTCTAGTGACAACATATCTGGATGATACAAACGAGACAGAACAAGAGTATCGATGACGATAGCAGGAGGGGTAAACCATGGGTAAAGCTTGGAAATAACAGGAATATCGTAGTTAATAATATTATGCCCCACAATACACGCCGCATCTTCGAGTCTTTGAATTCCTCTAGTGAGTGGTTCAGTGTCTCCCTCGTCATTATAGACAAGCGTTTGCTCAGTTTCTGTATCATGGATAACCAGGCAGTGGATGGTAGTAACATTGTGGAGTAACCCGTTGGTTTCAATGTCAAAGATCAGCATTACTTGGCTTTCCAGACATAGGTCTTATCCTTAAACTGAGCAGCCTTGATGGCTTCAGGTGTAGGGGGATTAGGTCGTTTCAATTCAGAAGTCTGTGGTTGGATCGAATTGTGGTTCGGGTTTAGTTTCATGGAACTTACATGTTTCAAGGTCGTATGTCAGTCTTGAAGCGATACCAACTTCTCCACTATATCTGTTTTTAAGGACTCGCACAGTTGTAGCATTGTCAGCAGGTCCGGCTTGTTGATCTCGCTCAAGTGCAATGCACGCATCGCTGAGTTGAGCAATAGAAGCGGATCCTCGTAACTGACCGAGCGTAACTCGTGCTCCCTCTTCATGATTGACATCAGATTGTGTCCTCTTTAAGTGTGAAACAAGAAACAAGGTGATCCCGGTTCTCTCTACAAGAGACCGAAGCTTAGTCATGGTAGTGTCGATCATCCGACGCTCATCACCATCTAGTCCGGACAGGAGGATGGAGAGGTGGTCGAGGAATATGATCTTTGTATCAAAGCCAGAGGCGAGATATTCAATCCGGTTGTAGATAATATCCGGATCGAAACTACCGAAGCCGTCAAACAAATAGAGATTCCAAGTGGCAAGAGTTTTTTCGTAAGCCTCTTGTAGTTCATCTCGTGTTGGTTCTCCTAGGTGGTATGCCTTGCCTAAGGCTGAGGACATGAGTCCAAGAGCTGTGCGCCTATTAGACTCTTCAAGCGCCACGTAGCCGACCCGTTCTCCCTTACATAGAAGGTAAGTGCATATGTCTCTACAAAAGGAACTCTTCCCGATGCCGCTTCCTGCAGTAATCGTGACAAGCTCTCCACTCCGGATCCCGTGAAGCTTTTCGTTGAGTCCAGCAAAGGGGTATTCATAGTCACATGGTGGGTTGGGTGTGGTAACTAGTTCTAGTAGGTTCTTTGCATCTACAATACCATCAGGGCGATACGGTTTCGCATCCCAGATAGCTTTGCAGATAGCATTCTTATCGTTGTTTTGGAGCGCATCTGACGCATCCTTGTAATCATGGCTGAGGTTGGCGATGGTTACCTTGCCAGGCGGTAGCACGCTGGCTGCCTCCTGTACGGCTTTGTAACCCGCGTCATCGTTGTCGAAGAACAAACACACCTCATCATAGCCTTGGAGCCATTGGAGGTTCTTCTGGATGGCTTTCTTGGCGCTTGCTGCGCCGCTTGGGAGTGACACCATCTGCCAGCCCTTCATTGCTTCCCAGCAAGAGGCTGCGTCTAGCTCTCCCTCAGTGATGACAACACGCTTCCCACTGGTGGGAAATAGGTGCTGTCCAAAGAAGGTGCCATCGGTCTCTCCTTCATACTTAAACTGCTTGTCTTTGGTTTTAATCTTAGCACCAAGCAGCCTACCGTCGGCTGAGTAATATGCAAAGCGTAGGGTATCACCGTACTTAAAGATACGGTATTTCTTACAGGTCTCTTCAGATAGGTTGCGCTTGTTCAAGCGAACCGCTTCACCAAGTAAATTCATGGCGGAGTAATGTATTGAGTATGAAGGAGTAGTGGAGTCACCAGCAGTCCAGTGGTGACAGCTAAAGCAATAACTATGACCATCAGAGTACACAGACTTTGCATCACTCGAGCCACAGTTATCGCAAGATTCATGATGTAGGAATTCAGATGAGCCATTCAATTGGGATTGTTGCATAGCTGCACCATGGTATATTGTGGCGTTCACACCACTTAGCGTAGGTTGTTTTGCTTTTCTTACTGATCTTATTGAAGGGAGCTTGGAAGACCATACGGATATCAAGCTCAGGAGACTGTGTCTTTACTGCTTTGATTTTCCGTCTGTCTTCAGGATCCCAATAGCCTTTACACTCCAGAAAGACACCATTAGGAAGGAGAAAATCAGGAGTGTAACTATGTTGGATAACATACGGTACCTTAGTTGACTCATACTCATAGGTCACTCCAAGTTCACATAATAGATCAGCCACTCGTTCTTCGAGTCCTGACCGGAAAGCCATTAGAAGTCCTCGTCAGCCATGTTAGGCGTGACACTAGGGTCTGGAGCTTTGAAGCCTTCAGTCTTACCAAAGAGCTCTGCAGCATCTGTGGCTGACATGTCGCCAGTGTCAACACCAGCCGAGTTATTCAAAGAGACAACCTGTACAGCAAGCAGCTTAAGGCTACTGCCATAGGTGACGCCATCCTTGAGCACATAGGGCTGTTGGTAGTAAGCCAGTTTAACACGGCTTCCAGAGTACAAGGGGATCTCTTCATCAGTGATTGGCGTACCCTCGGTGTCTACCACGGGCGGGCGCCGCTCTTCATTCCAAGAGAACTTGATCTTGTATTGACCCTCTGCTACCTCTTCCCAGGGCTCAGGCTTCTGGACAGAACGCTTAGGGTTCTTCAGTTTACTGTCCCACCAAGGTTGAAAGGCTGAGCGCTCTTCATCAAGGGTGTCTGCTACGGTTGAGTCTACAACTGCAGACAACGAGTAACCAAACTTGGAGGGTTTCATTACAGCCTGATATCCTTCGAGGGTCACAGGCTCTTCGGTTTTGTGGATGGTGCGTGGCATTAACAGAAAAAATAAGTGGAATCAATCACGGATTCTGGTTCCAGATCTCCGATGATCGGCGGTTCAGTCTCTGCTCCGATTTGACGAGCAAAGTCTGTTAGATAATCATGCTCTGCGAACAGGTGCATGTATGTTTCTCGTACGATACAAGAGAGGGTACCCATGTCCGTGGCTCTGCACAGGACTGAGTCATGAATGAGAGCGATGGGTGCATCAAACTCAAGAACAGACAGGTGTAGTAGGCTAGCATCTAATGAGTGGATTAGATTAGGTGAGGTGGCGTTACGGTGGTGATTTAGATCTACTTCATCGGTCTCACCTACAGCTACTTTTACCTGTACACGACCAAGAAGTTGTAGATCCAACGTCTTCATCTCAAGCTTCATAAAGCGTTGAGTCGCAGTAAAACCAGATGGTGTGACCCACTGTATGTATTCGTCACCTCTTTTAATACAAGAGACAACCTCATTGTTTAACCAGTCCATGACCTCTTTGGGACCAGGGAATAGTTCAAAGACAGCCTCTCTTAAAGCATGAGTGATAGTAGTGACATCCTCCTTAGATGGATTGTGTCCTGCTTCAATCAGTGCCTCTTTAACGTAGCCCCAATTGGATTTGTACTTCGCATTGTAAGGGATGGTCATAACTAGGCGTTTGGTGACCTTCCTATCAATGTAGTCTCTCCATTCTTCAGGACATTTAGGACGTGCTAATTCAGCAACAGCCTTGTATGCGTCCTGGGGACTATCAGAGGGGATTACATTCACATAACGAGCTGTACTTGCATCCCTGGCGAGACCAGCCAGGATCTGCATTCCTGAGCAGGTAGCATCAGTTGCAACAGGTAATCCTGTGAACTGACGGTTACCATCAATGACACAATTGTAGTACTCATCACAAGCAGCAAGAAACTGCCATGGTTCATCAGCATTCTCCCAATCAGGAAGACAACCAATAGGATCTAACGCAATACGGCTAATCAGGGCGTGATTAGAAGACACCCAGTCCTGCCTCTCTTGCATTGTAGCCTTGTCTAGTCCCCATGTGGTTGCAACTTGGAAGGCTAACCATCCTTCTGCTTCTGGAAGTAAATAGCTCTCTTCTGCAAACCTAAGAAGGCTCTTCCCAAAGTCTGTCTCTTGTGGAGTCAAGAATGCAGGGATAGGGTAGGCTCTGCCTCTGTAATCAAAAGACCAAGGAAGAAAGAATCTATCCTTATCTTTAAATAACCTCGCTAACTCCATCTGCTTCCGAGTTCTTACACTCTTCTGTGCATTGTCGTTGAGTCGATTGTGGTACTCTGCTTTCTCTCTGCAGTAGTTCTTTCTACTCTCTTTGTTTTCTGCAATATCAGGAGGTTTGGGAGGTGGTTCTCCTTCAGTCCAGACAGGGATAAACTTACCTACTCCCCTTCCTTTCTCATAGAGAGCTTCTGCTACTTCTACAATGAAGGGATTGATTCGTAGGGCTACCTTCTGAATCTTGTTCAGAAAGGTGTAACAGGCTTCCCCCTGTATAGGGTAGGGGTCGCCCCTGCGAACCATATCATGACCCCTCATAACCTCATTTAATAGGTATCCTCCCTCATGTTGAGGTGACCAATCATTAGGTTCTATAAGCATAGGTAATGCTTCAGGTGAGAATAACTCACTGTTAGTGATTACCTGGTCTTTAATAGCAAGAAATGCAGGAGTAGGCGACACTACAAATGGTGTTTTCATCCCATCTTTGGTCTTTGACTTCTCAAACCACCCAGTTGCTTCACAAACGCAGGCAATGAGCCAGTTACCAAGTTTAACCCTGTTAACACTGCCCCAGTTCTTCCACTGTTCAACCTCAGTTCTATTGATTAGAGTGCGAACAACAACCAATTTCTGGTGTGTTCCACATGATTTATGCCAATAGTTCTTCTTGATTGTGCGAAGTAAACCAGGACATTCTGTCTCATAGTGTCTCATTTGACACTCATTCTCTAATGCCTGACCAATTGCTTCTGCAACACGTGCTAGATAGTTTGCCTTGTCATCATAAGAG